AAGCATAACTAAAATCAGGGAAATAAGTTGAACCAGATAATATTGAAGGAACTTGTTGATAAAAATCTACATCAGTAGTAGCTACTTGAGTTACATTTGGTTTGTAACCAAACATGTAAGCTAACTCATATAAGTTGTTTGTTTGACGAGCATACTGTAAGAAGTTTTCTTGGATTTGGTTATCCATATAGAATGATAAAACATCACCTACATAAGCAGCCATTTCCATAAACATCATACCTGGAGAGGTAGGAGAAAAATCATTATAAGTAGTGGGGAAATAAGTTCTAGCATAGTCGATCAAACTAGCCCTTAGTTCACTAAAGTCCTTATTAATATAGGTTATATTTCTTTTTTTAGTAGCCATTATATAAATGCTAATTGTATTTCGTCAGTTAATCCAGTATCTTTTATACTATATTTTAAAACAACATTGATTTGATTAATATCAGGATTTGAATCAATATCTAAACTCCCAATAATTACATTTTGAAAATATATACCTAATTGAGACTGGATGTCTTGTTTTAAGTAATCTAAATTTCCTTCTGTTATTTGTTGAAAAATAAATGCTCTTAAATCTCCACCAAAAGTTGGATTTAAATATCTTTCGTTTTTATTTGTTAAAAAGAAATTAATTAAATTATTTTTGATAGATGCTTGAGTCGTATAATTTGGTTTAAAAACAGCAGGAGCATTAAAAGGAATATCCACCCCAACAGCCGTTCCGGGTTGGGTATCTATAGGGAATATTTTCTTAGCTCCAAATGCCATTATTTACTCATTAAAGCCATAATTTGATCTAATCCAACACTACCTTCAGGTAATGCTCCATTAATAGCATCTACTGGTCCATTTGCTTGGAAATTACCAGCATAAGCAGTTGTAGCTGCTCCTCCAGTTTGCATTTCTTCTAAAATACCTCCAAACATTGCTTGTCTTTCAGCTGGAGTTAATTGTTTTGGTTTTGAAATATGAGGTTGAGCGTAAGTGTCCTTGATTGACTCCGTAACAATTGTTTTAGGGGCACGAACAGCTTCCAATAGAATATCTTTCAATTCTTCTTGAATAGCTTCCTTTACTGCCTCTTTAATAATTTTTTTAAAATCTGATGGTTTCATTGTTTATAAATATTAAGTTAATAAGCTTTTAAATTATCTCTGTCGATTATTAATTTTAGTTCAGTGATTAATGTTTGAGGATTAGTAGTAAAAGATAACTCGGTTTGTATTAAAACAATACCTTGTTGGTTTTTACCAATAGCCCTCCTACGAGTAACGGTAGGTGTATAAGGTACTTCCTCTATTTCAATAATAAATCCATTATATGTAGTTTGATTAATAGTTGTTTCTGCTTGCTTTTGAGCATCAGCACTATCATTTATATCTTTTGAAATTGAAGCAAATGTTGAATCAGGACTACATTTTGTTAAAATAATATCTAATGAATTTAAAGTATTAACAATACTTAAAATGTATCCATTTACAATTGATACTGAAATAGCAGCTGATGATACTGATCCTTGGATTTTGTCTAATTTCGACGTACCAGTATCCGTAAAGGTAATTTGGTTTTTAGCATCCTCTAAATCACTTATAGTAGCAGGAACAATACCCGGAACAGCAGGTAAAATTTTAGCTGCTATAGAGGTAGCTATTTTTGAGGTTTTAATTATTGTTATAACTGCTTGTGCTAAACTTAAATAACTAGAAAGACCAGTTAAAGTATTAGTTAATTTATTTAAATTGTTACCTATATCGTTTAATTGTGAAACCAAACCATTTCTTTGAGAAATAGTTTCGTCTAATATTTGTTGAGAAACACAAGTTCCATCAGGCGAAGTAACTTGGGATAATAATTTAGTAGCAATAGGGTCTAATAATTGATTAATTACTTTACCTTGAGCAAATATTAACGTACCTAATTTAGCAGTACCAGATGCTTTTAAACTATCTGGGGTAGCATTTTGAATTGCTTGTAAATCAATATCTTGTATAGTTGCCATTAAACTGTAAAATTATTTTTAGATTTAATTTCTTGTAGATTTTGTTGCAAACCGTTTAATATGGTAGACATTTGACCTGCTACTATATTTAAAGGACCTAATGGAGTACCTGGAGGGGTTGAAACTAATGTTGAACAGATAGTCATAAAGGCCTCTAAGTTTACTAATAGTTGATTTAGTAAAGTAACTGTTTTATTTCCTAATAATAAAGGTTCAGTTGCATTTTTAGAACCTAATTTAATTAAAGGTGATCCTACAATAAAGGTTGATTGTGTATCAAAATTAAATCCTTTAACAGAATTAAATCCAATAGTTTGAGCTGAACTTAATAATAAGTGATCTTGAGTAGTATTAAATACCAATCTACCCGAATTTAAAATAATTTGCTTTCCAGCATATTGTTCTGGGGATTGTGGGGGTGTTGAATAGCTATTATAGAGGGTACTAGAGGCTTTTAAAGGTATTTTTTGGGTGCTTGTAGCATAAATAGAAGAATCATCAATATTAATATCTTCTACTGTTGGAATCCAACCTTCTTTACTTTGATTACCTTGTCCATTTCTAATAATAAAAATAGGATCTCCATTATTTCCAACTGTTGACCAATTATTTGGAGTATTTTTAACAGTAGAACCAATACGAATTGAATTACCCCATCTTCCCTCAGTAATAATATCACCTTCAAAAGGTAAAATAGGATGAATATTAGAACGTTCAACAAAGGTTTTACCTAAAAATATTTCTGTTGATTGATCTGTTACTCGTCTAATGTTACCCGCTTGAGTTTGAACATAATCCTTTTGTTGTGAGGGAGGTAAAACGTTAGGAGTAGTAGGATAAGCATTATGATGATTACTATTCCATAAAGAAATTACATCTAAATAATAATCTGTAGTACTTGTAGAAAACTCAAAAATATCAGTATCTGGTTGAGGTATAATATAGACTATCTCATTTACTAAAGGATATTTTTTATTATTACTATATAAAGGACGAGCCGTAGAAGGTGTGTTTGAAGGTAATGGATTATCTACATCCTCGTATTCAATAATACCTAATCCATTCCACTCACCTAATTCTTTAAAACGTGGATGGGTATCATCTAAAACGATACTTAATACTCTAACGGCCTTGTTTATACCAAGTTGGTTTACAGCATTTAGTACCCCAAAGTTATTAGATAAACTTGGATTTAAATTTTGATTTAAAGCTGCAAATCCATATTTGGCCATTATTTACCCCCTTTTAACTCGTTCATAGCAGATAATAACTGCTCTTTTTCCTCATCGGAAATAGTTAAAGCCCCTTCAGCCGAAACAGTAGCCATAGCACGTTGAGCTAAAGCAGCCATCTTAATCAAGATGTCATCATTTTTAACACTTATTTCCATATATTCTTTAATTAAGGGAACTACCAAAGTAGCATCCCCAATGTCAGAAATAAGTGGTTTTAATTCAGAAATTAAAGCAGTAACCTGTTGATCTTTTTTCTTTTGATTGTTATAGATTTCCTCTAAAACATCGGAGAATTTTTTATTCTTAAAAATTATGTTATCAAATTGTGACATAAATATACGTTTAGTTTATCATAAATATGAAAACTAGAAACTTGTATATCCGTGTTCCAAATAAAATACGTAACCTTCTTTAAATATATCGTAGAGTTGGTTTGCTATCTTAGTGATTTTAGGAGTTTTAACATCCACTATTTCACGGATATAAATGTAAAGAGCTTTCTTATTAAATATATCTAAGTGTTCTCTCTTACGGAATAATTCTAAAATAGCATCCGCAATTTGAGCGTCATATTCTTTAGGAAATAAATTATAAATATTTCGGGTGCAATATTCGGTATAAATGTCTATAAACATCGATAAACGCTCATCGTGCGATGAATCATCGATGCTGTATGAATGTTCCTCATCTTCCTCAATCGTATCTAAAGCAACAGTATCAATACGTTTTTTATAGTTTTTCTGATTAGATAATATCAAATAACGTTTAGCAATAGTTCCAAAATATGAATATGCTTTAGCTCCCTTTTCTGGATTGAACAAATGGATTTTAGATAGAAGGAAGGTAATTACCTCGTGTTGTAGATCCTCAATATTATTTACCTCAGTATAATAAAACTTAAAAGTATGAATAATATTTTCGGTTAACTTGAAAAAGGCATAATGGATTCTATCGTGATAAATTCTACTTTTTAATTCAAAATCAGTAGTGTTATTATACAATACAATAGCGTCCTCAGTGTCTTGAGTAAAGTATTGGACACCCTTTTTCTTCTTTTTTACTACTACCTCTTCCATTATTTTGTAATATTTTTAATAACAAAAGAGTTTAATGCAGTTT